TATGACGTTTGCGGTGTTCAGCCTATGACTGGTCCTACAGGCATGATCTTCGCAATGCGTACTACATACGGCACAGACCGTACTGCTACAGCCAGTGTATTCGGTCAAGAAGCTTTCTACAATGAAGCTAATACTGCACATTCTGGTGCTGCATCTGCTTCTGGTCAGCAATCTCTTGCAATGAAGGCTTCAACATCGGATCGCCCATACGGCGTGTTTGATGCTAACACCGTTGGTGCCATGGCCACTGCTGTTGCTGAAGGTTTGACACCTAACGAGATGGGTTTCAGCATTGAAAAAGTTACCGTTACTGCTAAGACACGCGCTCTTAAAGCAGAGTATTCGATGGAACTTGCACAAGACCTTAAAGCAGTTCACGGTCTTGACGCAGAAACAGAACTCAGCAATATTCTTTCTTCAGAAATTCTTGCTGAGATCAATCGTGAAGTTCTTCGCACCATTTACACTGTTGCAAAAGTTGGATGTAAAGTTGGTACAACAACTGTTGGTACATTCGACCTAGACACAGATTCAAATGGTCGTTGGATGGTTGAGAAAGTTAAAGGTCTTGCATTCCAAATCGAGCGTGAAGCTAATCAAATCGCTAAGTTGACTCGTCGTGGTAAAGGTAATGTTATGATCTGCTCGTCAGACGTAGCATCGGCTCTTGCAATGGCTGGTATTCTTGATTACAACTCTGCTCTTGGTGGGCAAGTTAGCCTAACAGTTGATGATACAGGCAACACATTTGCTGGTACTCTCTTCGGTCGTATCAAGGTCTACATCGACCCATACTTCCCAACAGGTTCAACATCTGAGTTTGCAGTCATCGGCTTCAAAGGTTCGAATGCTTATGACGCAGGTCTTTTCTACTGCCCATACGTTCCTCTACAAATGGTTCGCGCTGTTGACACTAACACCTTCCAGCCAAAGATCGGCTTTAAGACACGTTATGGTCTAGTTGCTAACCCATTTGCTGAAGGTACTACACAAGGCAACGGTGCTCTTACTGTAACAAGCAACAACTACTACAGAGCATTCAAGATCGCAAATCTTATGTAATTAAATCTCCTTAGAGAGATAGAAGTTAGGGTTCTGCCCTTTAAGAGGAGAGTCGAAAGATTCTCCTCTTTTTTTATACATAAATAAAGATATATCAAACTATATAAAATATGGCTAATACCGCACTATCTACAACACCAACAAATCAAAACTTTTTACACCCTAATAAGTTTCATTTGTCATTTAAAAGGATTCCTAATATGGAATTCTTTTGTCAAATGGTGAGTGTTCCTGGTTTATCATTAGGTGAAATACCTATTGCCACACCTTTTGTTGAAATGTACTCTCCAGGTGAAAAAGCAATCTATGATATTCTGAATGTTACCTTTGCGATGGATGAAGAAATGCGTTCGTGGGTAGAAATTCATGATTGGATTCGAGGTATGACTTTTCCAGAAAACTTTGAAGAGTATGCCAACTTAGATAAACTTTCCAAGTTTAGTAATCCAGTTACACCTCAATTTTCAGATGCAACTTTAACGATATATTCTTCGTCGTTTACTCCATACTATCGTTTTAAGTTTTACAACGTTTTCCCAACATCACTATCATCTTTCATGTTGTCTACCCAAGACACACCAGAAAGTGTTATCACCGCAGACGCATCATTCAGATATACCTATTTTAATATTGAAAAACTTTTTTGATTAGTATATACTCCGTCTAGGAGGATTATTATGTCTAAACTTGATGAATTGATGTCTGAGTGGGAAAAAGACAGTCAAATTGATAGAACCGAACCTGGTAAAGCACTTCTTGATATTCCCAAACTTCATAGCAAATATCTAAACATTCTTTCGAGACACAAACTTTTGTCGAAAGAAGCGGAGTTTAAATACAATCAAATGAAGAGAACAAAGTGGGAATACTATTCAGGTAAAATGAGCCATGAGGACTTGAAAAAGTTCGGATGGGATCAATTTCCATTTGTCTTGAAAAGTGACATATCAACTTATCTTGAAGGTGATGTCGATATTCAAAAATGTATTGCAAACAAAACATTACATGACGAGATCGTTAGTTGCTGTGAGATGATCCTGAAAGAACTACATAGTAGGACATTTCAACTTAGATCATTTATAGAATGGGAAAGATTTATTCAAGGTGTATGATGTTACTGTAACGAAAGTAAATGAAGCTTTCATCAAATTAGAATGTGAACGTAGTACGAGCCAAGAAATCTCAGACTACTTCACGTTTCAAGTCCCAGGTTATCAATTTGTTCCTGCTTATAGAAATAAATTGTGGGACGGAAAAATACGTTTATTTGATTTAAAAACTAATCAAATTTATTATGGATTAGTTCCATACATCAAAAAATTCTGCTCTGATAGAAAATATAGTGTCACGTTTGATAAGAATGTTGAGTTAGAAGAAAATTTTTCATTAAAAGAAGCAGAAGAGTTTATATCAACTCTAAACATACCTTTTCAGCCAAAAGATTATCAGAAGGTCGCTTTTGTTCAAGCAATAAGAAGTAGAAGAATATTACTTTTATCACCAACCGCATCTGGTAAATCATTCATACAATATCTGATTGTACGATACATTCAGCAGCAATGCAATAAAGGTCTACTAATTGTTCCTACAACATCTCTAGTGGAACAAATGTATACTGATTTTAAATCCTATGGATACGATGTCGAATCATTTTGTCATCGTCAATATTCCGGAAAAGAAAAACACACAAACAAATTTCTAACAATTACAACTTGGCAGTCTATTTACAATCTGGACAAATCTTACTTCGAACAATTTGATTTTGTTTTGGGTGATGAAGCACATCAATTTAAAGCGAAATCACTAGCAACAATCATGACCGGACTTCTAAACGCAAGGTATAGAATTGGTTGCACAGGAACTCTTGATGGAACTAAAACGCACAAGCTTGTTCTAGAAGGTTTGTTTGGTCCAACTTTCAAAGTAACGACAACAAAAGAATTGATCGACAATAAAGTTTTATCTGATTTTAAAATTAAATGTTTGATATTGAAATATCCAGAAGATATTTGTCAACAAAGCAGAAAGTGGGACTATCAAAAAGAGATAGAATACATAGTAATGAATGCTCACAGAAACAACTTCATTAAGAATCTTGTTTTATCTCTTCAAGGTAATTCATTAGTTCTGTTTCAGTTTGTTGAGAAGCAAGGAAAACAACTGTTTAGTATTGTCGAAACAGAAGCTAAAGATAGAAAAGTTTTCTTCATCTACGGAGGAACGGAAGTCGATACTCGCGAATCCATAAGAGCAATTACTGAAAAACAAAATGATGCAATCATCATTGCTTCTTACGGAACGTTTAGTACCGGAATTAACATTCGAAATCTCCACAATGTTATTTTTGCTTCACCTTCAAAATCCAGAATCAGAAACCTTCAATCAATAGGAAGAGGTCTCAGAAAAGGAGATAACAAAGAAGTTGCAACTTTATTTGACATTGCGGATGATTTAAGAGTAGGTAAACATACGAATTTTACCTTGAATCATTTTATAGAAAGAGTTAAAATATATGATGAAGAGAAGTTTAATTATAAGTTCTATAACATCGAGTTAAAACATGGATAATATAAAAATAATAAGGCTTGAAGATGGAGAAGATATCATTACTTCGTATCAAATTGAGGAAGAAACGGACACCATTGTGATGAATAACCCGATGACTCTTTTCTTTAAAAGAATTACTCCAGGTAAATCTATGGTCATGATGAGCCCTTGGATGCCTGCTGAACTTTTGAAAATCAACTCTGCTAAAATACACGCACATAGGATCGTTTCTATTTTTGAACCAAAGAGTTCATTAGTTGAATATTATCTATCAGCAGTTGATGAGTGTAATGAAATTATTAAAATGAATGAAAAGCTGATTGACACATCTCTTCTTGATCAAAAAGATGCACTCTCAGAAGAAGAATACGATGAGGAAGAATTGCTAGAAGTAGAAGAAACTTCTAAAGGACATACCTTACATTAATCTCAAGCTTGGACACCAGCATTATATGTCTATGCCTGGCTCTTGTCAAGCAAAATAATAGGAAGTAATGAATGACAAAAAGTAAACACTACGTCAACAATGAAGATTTTTTAAATGCTCTAATCAAGTACAAAGAAGATTGTGACACAGCAAAGAAAGAAAATAAAAATGAACCTATTGTACCCAACTATATCGGTGAATGTTTTCTGAAGATTGCTGAACATCTTTCCAGAAAACCGAACTTTATCTCATACTCATTTAGAGAAGAAATGATTTGTGATGGCATCGAAAATTGCATTATGTATTTTAGAAATTTTGACCCAACAAAATCTAACAATCCTTTTGCCTACTTTACACAGATAATTTATTATGCTTTTCTTCGTAGGATTCAAAAAGAAAAGAAGCAGATGTATGTGAAGTATAAGGCGACGGAACAATTTGGTATTTTGGATGAGGGTGAGCTTTATGAAGACTCTGATGGAAATATGAAACAATTCGTAATCTACGATAACATTTCCGAATTCATTCACAATTTTGAAGAGAAGAAAAGAAACAAAAAGAAAAACAAAAAAGGTCTAGAACAATTTTTTGAAGAAGAACTAACAAATGAAGGATGATTTGAAAGTAGGATTCACTTGCTCAACATTTGATTTATTTCATGCTGGGCATATCATGATGTTAAAAGATGCAAAAGAACAATGTGATTATCTGATTGTTGGATTGCAAACCGATCCAACATTGGACAGGTCAGAAAAGAACAAACCTATACAATCAATATTTGAAAGATACGTTCAACTTCAGGCTTGCAAGTATATTGATGAAATTGTTGTATATGCTACGGAAAAAGACCTCATAGACATCTTGAATTCTTATCCAATTGATGTTAGAATTGTTGGTGAAGAATATCGGGATAAAACTTTTACCGGGAAAGAAATGAATATGCCGATCTTCTATAATAAAAGAAGACACAGTTTCTCTACAACCGAACTTCGCAAACGTGTACAAGAAGCTGAATCTATTAAAGATAAATGGTAAGTATTAATGCGAATTGCACTTATAAATGATACTCATGCTGGAGCGAGAGGAGACAGCCTCTTGTTTAATGAATTTTTCTTCAAGTTTTGGGAAAATGTATTCTTTCCTTATTTGAAAGAGCATAACATCAAACATATCGTTCATTTGGGTGATGTTGTTGATAGAAGAAAATTTATTAACTATGTGATACTGAATCAATGGAGAAAAAGATTTTTTGATGTGCTGGTTCGTGAAAACATAACTATGGATGTAATTGTTGGCAATCATGATGTAACATACAAAAATACCAATGAAATAAATGCAATACACGAATTGTTCAATCATTATGATAACATCAATGTTTATATTTCACCTCTAGATAAAAACTATGATGATCTTTCAATCTCTCTAGTGCCTTGGATCAATTCTTCCAATTACGAAGAGTCGATGCGATTTCTTGAGAATACAAAAAGTCAAGTTGTTTTTGGGCACTTTGAGATATCCGGTTTCGAAATGGACAGAGGCAATATTTGCCATACAGGGATAGAACGAAATGTTTTCGATAGATTTGATCTGGTTCTTTCTGGTCATTTTCACCATAAGTCAAATGACGGCACCGTTTATTATTTGGGCAATCAATATGAAATTACTTGGGCTGATCAAGGAGATAGAAGAGGCTTTCACGTTTTCGACACTGAAAATAGGGATTTGACATTTGTTGAAAATCCATATAAAATGTTTCATAAAATATACTATGATGACAGCAAAGAAGACTTCGATCACTGGAAGTCTTTTGATTATGGGCAATACAAAGACACTTATGTTAAGATAGTTGTTTGCAACAAAAAGAATTCTTTCCTATTTGATACTGTTGTCAATGAACTTTATAAAGTGGGAGTATCTGATTTGTCTATTGTTGAAGACGTTATGGAATTCGAATCAACTGATGATGAAGAATTGGTCGATCAAGCTGAAGATACCATGACGATTCTATCAAAATATATTGATGGTGCATCATTAAATATTGATGGTAATAAACTGAAAAATTTAATGCGAGAACTTTATGTTGAATCTTTGACTATTGAAACTACAGAATGATATTTTTTAAGACTCTTAAATTTAAAAACTTTCTCTCTACAGGCAACTACTTCACAGAAATAAATCTCTGTCGTAATACAAATACGCTTGTAGTAGGCTCAAATGGTGCTGGTAAATCCACAATGCTTGATGCATTGTGTTTTGTTCTATTTGGAAAAGCATTTAGAAATATCAATAAACCTCAGTTAGTCAACTCTATCAATCAAAAAGATTGTTTGGTTGAGTGTGAATTTTCTATTGGTAGTAAAGATTTCAGAATCGTTCGAGGAATGAAGCCGAACATCTTTGAAATTTATATTGATGGTGATCTATTAAATCAAGATGCAGCATCAAAAGATTATCAAGAACACCTTGAAAAGGTGATACTGAAACTGAATTACAAATCATTTACACAAATTGTAATTTTAGGTAGCGCATCGTTCACACCTTTCATGCAACTTTCTGCTGCTGACAGACGAGCGATTATTGAAGACTTGTTGGACATTCAAATCTTTTCAACTATGAATAATGTATTGAAAGAAAAGATTTCGAACAACAAAGATGAGCTACAGATTGTTAGAAATTCTATAGAGAAAAAAGAAGCACTTCTGGAACTTCAGCAAGAACATGTAAACAAACTACAGCAAAATAATACTGATCTGATTGATAAAAAACAGCAAGAGATTGATGCAACACAAAAACAAATTAATGATCTCCAACAAGTTGGAATCGAACTGTCAGAAAAAGTATTATCTCTTCAGAATTCAATTCTAGATAAAGACACTACCGAAAATACTTCGAAGAAACTTTTTCAGTACGAAACAAAAATTGAAACAAATCTTTCTAAGCATAAAAAAGATAAAGATTTTTTCTGTCTGAATGATTCGTGCCCAACTTGTAAGCAGGTCATTCAGGAAGGGTTTAAACAAGATCAAATTAAAACATTGGAAGAAAAAGAAGATCAATTGAAAAAAGGTCTTGAACAAATATCTTTCCAGATAAAAACTACTCAAGATAGATTGAAAGAAATAAATTCTGTCTCGAAAGAAGTTCAAGACTTACAGATACAAACTGCATCCAATTCTATGTCAATCAATCAGTCTATGAAGTATATTCAAAAACTGAAGAAAGAAATTGAATCGCTGAAGAATGATACAAAAGATATTGAAGAAGATGAATTTAAATTGAAAGCCATACAACAAGAAATTGCTGTATTGGAAGAAACAAAAAAGACTCTTATAGAAGATAAGAATTATCTTGAAACCGCATCGATTCTTTTGAAAGATACTGGAATCAAAACTAAGATTATTAAACAATACCTACCTATTATAAACAAACTTGTGAATAAAAATTTGTCTTCTTTAGATTTCTTTGTTAATTTTAATCTTGATGAATCATTTAAAGAGACAATAAAATCTAGGCATAGGGACGAATTTAGTTATGCTTCATTCAGTGAAGGTGAGAAACAGCGAATCGACATGGCACTGATGTTGACTTGGCGCGCTGTGGCTAAGTTAAAGAACTCCGCCAATACAAATCTTCTGATTCTAGATGAGGTTTTCGATTCTTCTTTGGATACAAATGGAACTGAATACTTGATGCAAATTTTGCATATGCTTGAGGATGTTAACCTGTTTGTTATCTCACACAAAGGAGATATCTTACAAGACAAATTTAGGAATATGATACGATTTGAAAAGGTAAATAATTTCTCAAGGATAGTAATGTGATAGAGTTAAGTGTATACTATGGTGATACTAAAATCACAAAAATATATCGTGTAGATGACTGTGTT